TTTTTTTTTTTTTTTTTTTTTTTTTTTTTTTTTTTTTTTTTTTTAACAGGAAAAAAAAAAGGGGCGTCATAAAACGATAACCTTAAATAAAGTAGAATCCGTTCTTGGATTCGGGGAGAGTGGGCCACACACGTTCGTTCTCGAGTAGAGTTCGTCCGTTAATGTAGTAGTTGCTCATCCATGTTTCGGTGAAAGTAGGAAAATGTGTCAATTCTTGATCAAAACCAGTTGAATAGTAGAGAAAGCGTTTCATATTCTTATCAAAGTCATATTCATAGCCTTGAGAAGCATAGTGGTTGTAGACATCATAACATACGTCATATACACGTTTGGAGTATCCCATGTTTGCGATTGCTATACCTAGAGCTCGTCCCATACTTACTTCGTGTGAAGAGTTGGAGTGCTCAGGGAAGTACAGATGCGAAAGTAAATCGTCATCGTGTCGCCATGAAATGCCATTTGTGTTGTAATATCCTAATACATATACGCCATCGAGTCGGTCGTGAATATCAGACTTGGTCGTTGAGAGTATTGCATTGAAGCGGTGTTCAGCTTCTTTTGAGAGGATGTGCAGGTAGCGCTTGCCATAGAGTTGGAAGTACGGTTCGTTGAAAGCAATGATTGAATCATCACCTTGTACTTTCCAGAAAAAATCTGGGCGGTCAATGTTAACTCCATGCTGTGAGAGGCACGTAAGTAACATGATAGCGTTGACCCATGAGTCGAGGAGTTGTGTCTGCTGGAAGCCTGAGGCTATTCCGTTTCGTTGCCACTGATAGAGATTTCCGTCAGGTGCAGCAATTGGGTAGTGTTTGACCATGTAGGTCATCCACGTCCAGAGATTCTCGAGTCGTTCGGGATCTGCTGTGGTATTCGGGTAGAAGGAGGTTGGTTGGTATCCGTTGTCAAAGTCGAAGTATCGACGCCAGGTGGCGTGAACATCGTCAATGATGTAGTGCGGTGCACGACGGTCGAATTGAGACCAGTCTGCGGATAATATGGTTTTGAAGTGAGGACACTTCTGAATGATAAGTCGTCTGAGACGCTTCCATCCGCCGCGAACAATTTCGCAGCCCCACATCATCGGAGAGTCTTTTGGATCTCGATTGAGTAAGTCGGCTTGCATATTCCAGATAAACATATTTTCGACCATAAGTAGGAGTTTTGGTACTCCGAATACGGCGCGAATCTTGTCCGGTTCGTCATCGTCGACGACGTGTGCTCGGGC